TGGCTATCGAGTTCGAGAACGGCGCATTCCTACAGGTCGTGCCGCCTCAGCAAGAGTCGTTCCGAGGCGACGCGGGCGACCTGATCATCCTCGACGAGGCACAGGAGCATGACGCCGCCGCCTCGTCCGAACTAGAGGCGGGTGTGCTGCCCGTCATGGACACCCGGCCCGGCGCGCAGCTCGTCGTCGCGGGCACGGCTGGCGAGCATCGCTCGGGGCTCTTCTGGCGCACCCTCGAAGACGGCCGAGCTGCGCAGCTCGACGGCGACATGACCCGAACGGGGATCGTCGAGTTCGCCGCCGCCGAGGGCAGCGTCACGTCGGCCGACCTGACGGACGAGCATGGTCAGCGCGATTGGGTCAAGGCCCGAGCCATCATCATCGCGGCGCACCCCGGCATCGGCACGACGACGACGCTGGGCGTGGTCAAGGCCCGGTTTGCGAAGCTGCCGATTCCGCAGTTCATGCGCGAGTACCTGGGCATCTGGCCCGAGGACTTCACCCGTTCGGCCATCGACCCGAAGGCATGGCGCAAGGCTGGGCAGGACTTCGAGTCCAAGCCGACCGAGTTCGCCCTCGCCTTCGACGTGAACCCGAACGGTTCGAGCGCTTCCATCGCCGCAGCGTGGCGCGCGAACGGGCAGGCGTACGTCGAGATTGTCGACCACCAGCAGGGGACTCAGTGGCTCGTCCCGAAGCTCGTCGAGCTGTCGCGCAAGTACCGAGTGACCATCGGTCACGACACGGTCGGCGCGGCCCTCGCCGAGGCCGAAGCCCTCGGCCGTATCCGGCCCGCCCCGAAGCGCAAGCCCATCGGCTACAAAGATGTCGGCGCTGCCTCGGCGACGTTCATGAAAGAGCTGCTTGACGGTGGCCTCAGGCACTTCGGTCAGCCCGAGCTGGACGCCGCAGCGGCGAAGGTCGTGAAGCGCGACCTCGGCGAAAACGCATGGGCCTGGGGGCGTCGTCAGTCGGTCGACGTGGACATCACGCCGCTTGTCGCCGCGACGACAGCGCTGCGCGTCTACGACACCACGACGCGCCGTGCCGAGGGTGAGGGGCGCATGATGTCGCCCGAGCGAGCCCGGGCTCTTCGCGCCGCGCGCCAGGCGTCCTGACCCCCGTGTCGGCGGGCATGTGCTAGCTTCGCGGCCATGCCCCCGATTCGCGCTCTACGTGCCCTCGACATCGTCAAGACGGCCGAGGCATCGCGTCCGACGGTCCCGGCCGTCGCCTCACCCCTGGCCGACCGCAAGCTGAACCGGCCTATCATTCAGGCCATCTTCGGCGGTCGCTCGCGAGTGTTCACGCGCGGCGACGCTGTCAAGCTGCCGCCCGTCATGAAAGGCCGCAGCATCATCATCTCGAAGCTTGCGGGGGCGCCCCTCGTCGCCCTCGAAGGCGACAAGCCCCTGGCCGACGACGCCCAGCCCGAATGGCTGTACCGGACCGAAGGGCAGGTGTCCCCCTGGCACCGCATGGCCTGGACCCTCGATGACCTGATCTTTTCCGGCTGGTCGCTGTGGCTGCTCGACCGCGACGAGCCGACCGACGAGCAGCCCCTCGGGGCCATCCGTCACGCCGTCCGCTGCCCTATCGAGCTGTGGTCGTTCGATGAGGACGGCGTGCTACAGGTTCAGCTCACGGTCGACGAGGACCCGCACCCCATCGACGAGTCGATGGTGTGCCTCATCCCCGGCCCCGCCGAGGGGCTGCTCGAATACGCCGAGCGCACCCTGTCCGGCGCGGCCGACCTCGAAGAGTCGTGGCGCAAGCGGGCGAACAACCCGATCCCCCTCGTCGAGATTCACGCTACCGACCCTACCGACGAGCTTACAGACGACGAGCAGGCCGACACGATCCTCGCCTACCAGGAGAGCATGGCCGGGGATCACGCCATCATCTACACCCCCGCCCGCGCGACTCTCATCGCCCACGGGTCGGACGCCCCGAACCCGGCCATCGAAGCCCGCAACTTCTCGAAAGTTGACGTCGCCAACTTCCTCGGCCTCCCCGCCGCCTCGCTCGACGGTTCGCTGTCGACGGCGTCGCTGACGTACTCGACGCAGGAAGGTGCCCGCGACGAGCTGGCCGACGCCGTCATCGGGTATTGGGGGCAGCCGATCCAGCAGCGCCTCTCGCAGGACGACATGGTCCCGAAGGGCCAGCGCGTCCGCTACGACTTCGCCGACCTCTTCACCACCACCCCAGCGCCCACGGGCCAGACAACGAAGGACTGACCACATGACCGACGCCACACTCTTCGCGGGGACGCTGACCGCGTCCCGCGACGACAGGCTCGTCTCGGGAATGCTGCTGCCGTACGGCGAGCAGGGCCGAACGAACCTCGGCAAGTTCACAGTGCCACCCGGCAAGGTGACCATGCCGACCGACCTGTCGACCGTCCTCGCCAACCTCGACCACCAGCGCGAGAACCCCGTCGCCACGGCCCGCACCCTGACCGAGACACCGGCCGGGATCGTCGCGAGCTGGCGCGTCGCCGACGGCCCCGAGGGCGACACCCTGCTCGCCGAGGTCGCCGACACGAACAACCCGAACGCCCGCCGAGCCCTCTCGGTCGAGCTGGCCGACGTGGTCCTCCGCGCCGGTCAGCTCGTGTCGGGTCGCCTCTTCGGCGGCGCGTTCGTCAAGGCGGGGGCCTTCCCCTCGGCAACCCTGCTCGCTGCCGACGTCGGCGAGGACGACCCCGAGGACCCCGCCGACGAGGACGACCCTGAGGCCGTCGTCACGACCTCGACTGACGTCTCCGAGACGACGGACGAGTTCGGCACCTACAAGACCACCCGAGACGTGACGACCGTCACAGCGGGCAGCAAGACCACCACGACGACCGTCGAGACGGTGGAAGAGACCGAGCCGGAAGACCCGGCAGAAGAGGACGTGACCGACGTGCCGAACGCCAGCAAGCCCACCACCCTGACCGCCCGCCGCGCCGCACAGCCCGCCGCGACCCCGAACGCCCTCAGCTTCGCGCAGGTCATGCGCGGTCTGAACGACCTCCGCGAGGGTCGCGCCTCGTCGACCCTGCTCGCCTCGCTCCGCGACTCGGGCGGCGCTGGCCCCTCGACCGTCTTCGCCGCCCTGAACGACATCACCTTCGACAAGACGGCGACCAGCCCCGGCAAGGTCATCAACCCGTTCCCGCAGTGGATCGGCGAGCTGTGGGACGGCCTCGTCTTCGAACGCGACGTGGTCGACGTCTTCGGCACCCCGAAGGCGCTGACCTCGAACAAGATCGCAGGATGGCGCTGGAAGGTGAAGCCGAAGGGCGACACCTGGCTCGGGAACAAGACGGCCGTGCCGTCGAACACCCCCGAGGCCGTCGGCTACGAGTCGTCGGCCGCGTACTTCGCGGGCGCTCACGACCACGCGAACGAGTACCGGCACTTCCCGAACGCCGAGTACTGGACGAGCTACTACGAGGCCATGCGCGAGTCCTACGCGTACTGGTCGAACGAGCAGGCGTGGAACCTCCTGCGCGAGGACGCGACGCCCCTCGTCGCCGACGTCGTCCCCGACGGCCTGGCAGCCGGCCTGTCCATGCTCATCGACGGGGCCGTCGCGGTCGTCGAGGCGAACGCCCTCCCGTCGTTCGCGTTCCTCGAACCGCGCCTCTGGAAGCAGATGCTGAAAACGCAGAACCTCGACGTCCTCGGCTACCTGAACGCGTCGCTCGGGTTCAAGGCGGGCACGCTCGAAGACGGCGGGTTCACCCTCCGACCCCGCGTCGGACAGACCGGCGTCCTGGTCGGCGCTCGTGAGGCGTTCACGCCCTACGAGCTGCCCGGCGTGCCGCTTCGGATCGAGGCCGAGGACCTGACGAAGGGCGGGCTCGACACCGGCCTCTTCGGCTACTTCGGGGCCGTCACCCACAAGGCCGACGCCATCGTTCAGGTGAACAGCTCCGCCGCCTGACCCTGCCACACCACCCGGGGCGGGCTCGTCGTTCCGGTGTATGGATCACCCATACGCCGGGATGGACGGCCCGCCCCGGGTGGCACCACCTCTCATCACCTAGCAGGAAGGGCTGCCCGTGAAGCTCGCCCCGTTCGTCGAAGACCTCGGCCCCTACTGGACCGGGGACACCCCGTCCGCCCCACTCACCCTCGAATTCCTCGGCGACGACGCTTCGGTGGTCGAGCTGCCCGAGGGCCCTATCGGCGCGTTCCTCGTCGACCCCGACGGCGTCGCTCGCCCGGGGTTCGGCGTGACCTCGCCCGCTGACGAGCCCGACGCCGACGACCAGTGGGCCGGGCTGACGTGGCCCGCCGCCTTCACCCTCGACCTTCCCGGCGTCTGGCAGCTCGTCGCCGTCGTCGGCGGTCGCCGTCTCCCATCGGCCCCGTTCGTCGTCCAGACCGACGACGGATGGCACACCCTCGACTCAGCCCGGTCCGAGTGGATCGAGGCCCGGCAAGCGTCCGACGTTCAGCTCTTCACGCTGCTCGACTCGGCCCGCGTCCAGTGCCTCGCTTACGCCCCCCGGCTCTCGGTCACCCTCGACGGGGCCGAGGTCCCCCTGCCCGTCCCGACGCACTACCGGACGGCGCAGCTCATGCAAGCTCGGGCGCTCTGGCAGTCCATGCGGGCGAACGCCGACCCGTCGGCCGAGGGCGAGTTCGCCGTGCCGACCTTCCCGATGGACTGGACCGTTCGCGGCATCCTGCGCCCCCGCAACCCGAAGGCGAGGCGGTCCTCGTGACCTCGGCCCGGCAGCAGCTCGCCACAGCCCTGACGCCCGCTCTGCCCGCCGATTGGATCGTGATCCCTCACGAGCCCGAACTCGACGCGCAAATCGGAAAGACGTCGCTCTACATCTCCCAGCAGACCATCGGTCGGCACCGCTCCGCGCCGATGGGGAAGCAGCTCGTGACGTTCACGCTGCGGCTCATCTGCCCCAACACGGCCGTGCAGACGCGCGAAGACGACCTCGAAGATGCCGTCTCCGAGCTACTGTTCGAGCTGGAACACCTCGGATCAGCGTTTGTCTGGTCCGAGGCATCGAAGGTCAGGCACGGCGCGTATCTCGCATACGACGTCGACCTGACCATGATCGGCAACAAGGCCAAGCCAACTAACAAGAGAGGTGTATAACACATGCCCGAAAACAAAGTGAACCCGTTCAACATCACCGACGCGCAGCTCACCATCGACCTCGACGGAGCGGACCCCGCCGAAGGGTTCTCCGAGCACGTCAGCAGCGTCATCGCGACGCCGACGTCGTCGACTTCGACCTGGAAGGGCATGAAACCGTCGGCCGTCTTCCAGTTCGTCGGGTCGTCGGTCTGGGGACTCGCCCTCGCCTTCGCGCAGGACTGGTCCGCGACGGGCCTCTCCCGGTTCCTCTTCGAGCACGAGGGCGAGGACGCCGTCTTCACGTTCGCACCCGAGACGGGCGGGCAGGGGTTCTCGGTCGTCGCGACCATCGTCCCCGGCGCTTACGGCGGCGCGGTCGACGCGACCGGCGAGGCCACCTCGGCGATGCCGGTCAAGGGGCGGCCGACGCTGATCGACAGCGTCCCGGCCATCCCGGCAAGCTGAACCGGCCGGGGGTGATGGCCTGTGGTCGTTCGTCTTGACGTACTCAACTCGCCCGAGTTGCAGGCCATCATCCTCGCGGTGCGCGCCTCGAAGAAAGAGATAGCAAAAGCCATCCGGCAGCAGACGAAAAAGGTCGTCGCCCCCGAGTGGCAGAGGGCTGTCGCCGAGCGTTCCGAGAGCTTGCTCGAATCGCGGGTGCTGGTCGCCACGGCGACTGCCCTTGTCTCGAACCAGAACGTGAAGCTTCGGTCCGCCTCGAAGGGGCGCAAGCTCTCGGGCGGCCTCGACCCGAAGACGCAATACCACGTCGCCGAGTACGGCGGCGACCGCGAGGACGTGCGCCCCGTCGAGGGCAAGTCTCGCAAAGGCAAGACCTACAAGATTCCGAAGCGGCATACGAAAAGGCAGCTTCGGCCCCGCAAGAAAGCGGGCTACGTCTTCGGCCCCTCGGTCGCCGACATGGTCCCGCGTATCGCCTCACTGTGGACGCAGACGGTCGTCCGCGTCTTCGCCGAAGCCCTGGAAGGGAAGAGCAATGGCTCTTGAACTGGACATCGCGTCCAACACTCGCAAGTTCATGGCGGGGGTCGACGACGTCGAAGAGGCCCTAGCGGGCGTCTCTGGCTCGTTGGACGGCCTCGCAGCGGCGAGTGACGCCTCGGCTACCAGGGCGGGCGACAGCCTCGCTGACGGCATCCGAGGCGGCGCAGAAGACGCCGAGCGAGCCGTCGAGCAGGTCGACGACACGGTCGCCGACCTCGCCCGGACCGTCGGGCGCGAGGCTGACGAAGCGGGCGACCAGCTCGCTGACGGGATCGAGGACGGCGCAGACCGTGCCGGGAAAGAGCTAGTCCTCTTCGAGGGCAAGTTCGACGACCTCGCCACCGATGTCGGCCGCGAAGCGGACCAGGCGGGCGACAAGCTCGCCGACGGAATCGAGGACGGGGCCGACAAGGCCGGAAAAGAACTGGTCAAGTTCGAGCGCAAGTTTGCCGACCTACAGCAGGCAGCCAAGCGCGAGTCGTCCAAGATCGGGGACGACCTCGGGTCCGACGTCAAGCGCGGCACGAAGGTCGCCAGCGAAGGCGTCGAAGACTTCAAAAACGAGTCTCGCCAAAACGCCGAAGAGGTCGCGGCCTCGTTCGACGGGTCGGCCGAGTCGATCGCTGACGGGTTCCAAGGGCTCGCCGCCTCAGCGTTCGTCGGGTTCGGTCCGGCCGGTCTGCTCGCGGGGGCGGCCCTCGCGGCCGGTATCGGCCTCGGGTCGGCGGGGTTCGAGAAAAACCAAGAGGCGACCGAAGAGCTACAGGCCAAGCTCTCGGAGCTCGTCGCCGAGTACATCGAGGCGGGCACGGTCGGCGAGCGAAGCATGTCCGGCGTTGCCGACACGATCCGCGCGCTTGCCGAGGCGACAGGCGATGGCGAAGAGAACCTTGGGTCACTCGCCGAGCGGGCGGACAAGACGGGGCTGCCTTTCGACAAGCTCGCGCGCGCTTTCGCTGGCGACGCCGACGCCCTCGACGAGCTGATTCGCTCAACCGACGAGCACATCGACAAGGCCGGGGAACAGCTCACATCGGTCGACGACGGGGCCGGGGGGCTGAACCGGGCCTCGACCGCGACCGAGCGTCAGCGCGACGCCTTGCTCGAGCTGCGCGACAAGCTCGCCGAGGTCAAGGGCGTTCAGGATCAGGCAACCGAGGCCGTCGAGCTGTACGCGCAAGCGGACGACGGGCTCGCTCGACGAGCCGAAGCGCAAGCCGAATACACCGAGGCGGTGCAAGAGGCGTACGGCGAGGCGGGGGCGGCTGTCAGCGACTTCGTAACCGATGCCGGGTTCGACCTCGACGGGTACAACGCCGCGATGGAAGCTAGCGCCGAGGCGATCAATAACTACCAGCAGAATGTTGTGACGGCCTCGCAGACCCTTTCGGCGGACGCCCTCGCCTATATCCAGTCCCTCGGCCCCGACTCTGCACCGGCTTTGCAGGCGTTCATCGACGCACCTCTCGACCAGCAGCAGCGCACCGCGGCTAACTGGGATTCCATCGGGAAGACGTCCTCGACGGCGTTCTCGTCGAAGCTGAACGCCGACCTCGCGGCCGCGACTTATACCTCCGACGTGAAGATGTATCCCGACATGTCGGCGATCACGGCAGAGCTACAGAAACAACGATCCATCAGCATCATTGCTAGGGTGAGCCGAATTGAGAACCTGCCGGGCACTAACCCGGCCCGTAATGGAATGGGTGTCCCGTGAGCACGACCATCGCTAGCACGTCCTCGACAGACAAGACGTCCCCTCTGCACATGCTGGGATATCAGGCCAGCCGAGAGGCGCAGAACATATTTCACGACATCCTCGGCGGCGGTCAGGACGTCACCCTACGCCCCGCTGCGCTGCGCTCGGGCGTCTTGCGACTGCTCTACGCGTCCGAGCCGGCCGCTGCGGCGGCACTCGCCATGCTGGCCCGGCAGGCGGTTTTCACGGTCGCCGATACCGACGTCGCGTCGGTGTCCATGCGCTTCGCAGTCAGCGGGACGGTAGCAATCGAACAGGACGACGACCGCGCCTTGTGGCTCGTCTCGGTCGGGTACCGGGAGGTCACGGCGTGACGACCTATCAGCGGACCTACAGCGCGGTCCTCACGGGCGGCGGGTCAGCGGTCCCCGCGCCCCTCATGGTGACTGACGCGTCCGTCACGCTCGACGAGGGGTGGGCGCCCTACGCGCAAGCGTCCATCGTCATCAAGACCCCGCCGCCCGCAGTGCTGGCGAGGCTGTCCAACCTGTCCGCCCGCCCGCGCGTCGTGCTCACCATCACCTCTACGCCGGGCGGGTCCCGCTCGTTCGACCTCGGCGTGATGGCTCGACAGGTCATGCTGGGGGCGGGCACGACGGGCGTCTCCCTGGCATCCGACGAGGCCATCTTGCAGGACTTCGCCCACACAGGTCTAACCCCTGACCTCGGTACCCGCCCTCTTCAAAAATCGGTCCGACAGGTCATTCAGTATGTGATGAGTCGGGCGCTGGGGGTCACGTCAATAGTCGAAGAAAGTGACTTCGACTTCACGACCTTCTACCGCACGCAGAACATTTGGCCGTTCATCCCGCAGCCCGACGCAGACAAATTCATGCCCGGGGTAAACGCCATCGTTCAACCCCCGATCTTGGGGGGCTCATTCTCTGTCCAGCCGCAGCAGACGAGCACGAACGACAGCTATGCAAACGTTCAGCTCTCGCTGTCACCGGGGAGGACCTACACCCTGTCACTTCGTATCGGCCTGTCTATCGCGCAGGTTGGCAGCTTGCACGCCTACGCCCGTCGAGCAGTCGTCCTCGTCACCGAGTCTGGCGTGGAAAGGGTTATCGCCCTGACGTCCGCCGCCCCGAATCAGCAGGGCGCGACATACTACCGAATCACGTTCACGATGCCGTCCAACACGGGTACCGCCGCGATTCGGCTGTATAGCGGCGGGACTCGCCAGACGACGGGCAGCTCCAATAACACAGTTTCGTACCGGGACGTCCTGGTCATCGAGGGCGACGGCATCGCGCCCGACGGAACGCTAGAGACTTACTTCGACGGGAGCACGTCGCCGACGGTCGCGTACACGTATTCGTGGGACGGCGATCCCGGGTTCAGCTCGTCGACCCGAACCCCCCGCCTGAACCGATCCCCCGAAATATTGATATGGAAGCCAGGGCAGACCGCATGGGACTTCCTATCACCGATCCTTGAGTCGGCCGGGCTGCGCCTTTGGTGCGACGAGCTGCGCAGGTGGCACCTCACGACGCCGAGCTACACCGTTGCGGGGACGATTAGGGCTCATTCGGGGACGAACCTGTATGCAGGTTCGGACCTCATGTCGAGGACGGCGCAGCAGTCGTCGGGTGTTCCTCTGTATATCGACGCCGTCATCATTCGATACACGTGGATTGACGACCTCGGCAACGACCGTGAGCGATACGACGTCGCAACGACAAGCGGGTTCTCGAAGCCTTATCTGGTCGAACGACCCGAGACGCCGTTCCCGGGCGCGGGAGCGGCGACGTACCTGCTTCGCAGGTACATCCTGCGCCGCCGCCAACTGCCCGTCACGGCCGCTATCGACTTGACGGCTACGCCCGGAATGGGTATCAGCATCAAGACGCCCGACGGCACTCTCTTGACGGGCTATCTTGACGCCGTGACCTTCGACCTCGGCGAGGACGTCATGCCTCTCACGGCTAAAGACCTCGTCGAAACGATATCGACCGCATGGTCGACCCTCGACCCCGGCATTCCGTGGTCGGCATCACCCATCGGGGCCTCGTGGGCCTCGGAAACCGCATAGGAGACGAGAGCATGGCAATAGGTGACGCAGCGGCAGCAGCGGGATTGGTCGTCTACAGCGACGCGCAGGACCGCCGCAAAGGCTTCGAGAATGACAACCAGCGAGGCGACGAGATTGCGGCCGTCATGGGTCGCACCGCCAAGCTCGAAACGGGCGTAGCCAAGTTCCTCGCCCTCGGTCGGGTTCACAAGCAGGTCAACTCGGTCACGATCATGGACAACTACGCGTCCCCGCTTCAAAACCAGGGGTTCGCGGGCTGGTCCGGCAGCCTGCTCACGATCAAGACGGCGGGCGACTACATGGTCGTTCACTCGGCGGGCAGCGCGGGAGGGCTCACGGGGGGGCAGACGTTCATCACGATTAACGGCGACGCCGCCGCAAACAGGTACGCCTTCCAAGACGGCCCCAAGAACATGACGAGCGTCTACGTCGGCACGTTCAAAGTGGGTGACACTATCCGCCCCTACGTATACGCTGACGCGGCCGGGCAAATCGACCTTGACCGAACTTCGTTCAGTGTCCGGTCGGTCTAGCGCGACGAACTGGCATCAAGCCTCTTCACCATCTAACGAAAGGCATCATCATGGGTTACTCACCTCTCGCCGCCCGCGTCGTCAAGACGCGGCAGAAGAGCAGCAGGAACGGGGCGACCGTCGACACGGTCCTGTGGCACCACCAGGCGGGCACGAACAGCGAGAGCGTGCTCGCGGCGATGGCGTCCGGCTCGCGTCAGGTGTCCTCCAACTACGTCGTCACGAACGAGGGCGAGGTGGTCGGCGTGGTCGACGAGGCAGAGCGCGCATGGACCTCGGGTAGCGCGACCGACGGCGGGAGGGGGGCCTCGTGGGACCGACGGTCCATCACGGTCGAGGTAGAGAACGAGTCGGCGAACGGCTGGACGATCAGCGCGGCCGCTTACGCCGCGTGCGCCGCTCTCGCTGCCGACCTCGACCGGCGTCACCCCGGCATCGACCTGAGCCGCTCGGACCACCTCGGGCACCGTGAACTCTGGACCGGCTACCGGGCCAGCTACCCCACAGCCTGCCCGGGTGGCCTCGACATCGACAAGCTGCTGGCTGCGGCCCGAGGCGGCGCGGCCGTCACGCCGCCCGCGTCGCCCTCACCGACCCTCCCGGCCCCGGCCTTCCCGCTGCCCCTCGGCGCATACTTCGGCCCGAAGAGCGGCCCGGCCGCGTCCGTCTCGGGGTACTACTCGCACCGCGACGACCTGCGGCGCTGGCAACGCAGGATGGCCGAGCGAGGGTGGACCATCGACGCAGACGGCCTGTACGGGAACCAGACGGCGAAGGTGGCCCTCGACTTTCAGGCCGAGAAAGGTCTGCTCATCGACGGCAAGATCGGCCCGTCGACGTGGGCGGCTGCCTGGACGCTGCCGGTCACGTAAGCTGACCTCACTTCCCCACCATCTCCGAACAGATAGGCACCCTCGCATGGACAAGTTCAAAACCCTCGCCCTGGCCCTCGTGGTCCTCTTCGGTATCGTCCTGATCCTCGGGTTCGTCGTCCTCGAAGCGACCGCCCGGCCGACGGCCTCGTACCTCATCTTCGCGTCGTCCGTCCTGACACCGCTGCTGACATTCGCGGCCCTCGGATACCAGCAGCAGAAGACGGCCGAGCAGGTGAAGGCCATCGGTAAGAGCGTGAATGGCAACACGACGAGGCTCATCGACGCGGCGACCGGGGGCGAGCCCCTGTCCGACAGCGAGCGGGCGCAGATCCTCGGCGACGCCGCGAGGCTGCCGAGCCACCTCGACGCCGACGAGGCCCCGCGTCACGCGCGAGGCTGACAGTCGGACGCAGAAGAGCCCCCCTTGACCTTCGGGTCGAGGGGGGCTCTTTGTAGGTATCGGCACAGCCGGCTTGTGGATTACCTACAGGCGCTTGCCGTAACGCTGTTGGGCGGACGCCCGGGTCGTGCCGAGCGCCCGGCCAATGACCTCCCACGACCAGCGACGCTTCTGTCCCCGGACCGCTTCGATGATGGCGGCGTCGAGTTCGCCGCGCATGTTGGCGAGCATCGTCAGGTCAACCTCATCGCCGTCCGCAACCCGACGACCGTAGGCCCGGATCATGCGCCCGACCATCGCGGCGTATTCGGCGTTCTCGTACTCGTTCTTAGCCATCTTGGGGACATCCTGCCTGCTCGGGGTAATCATCGTTTCACCGTATGGATAGACCATACGCGCTGATTAGTGCATCTGTCCAATCGTGTGCAATGATCAGTGCATGACGTTCTACGAATGGTGCCGCGAGTTCACTCGCGAGCTGACCCTGCCCGGCCTTCCCGACATGCCTCGGGTCGGCGACCTGCCGACCCTCTACCGAAAGTGGACCGATGCCCGAATCAACTAACCCCGCAGGACCCGCCTGGGAACCGCGCCTCGTGTGGCCTGGCGCGCTCGTCGGGATCAATCAAGCAGCCGAGAGGTACGGCGTGAACCGCTCGACCCTCGTCCGTCGAATCGAGGCCGGGCAGGTCGTGCCGCTCGCTGGCCCGGCCGACGGCATTGCCGCGTACGTGTTCGACGTCTCCGACCTCCCGAGGCTGCCGTGAGCTGGGAAGCCTCAGCAGCCGTCGCCTCGCTGCCCTACGACGTGTGCGGCCACGGTGCATATCGGGTCCTCTCCAAGCTCGCGAACGTCGCCGACAGCGAAGGCAAAGGGGCGTGGCAGTTCGACCCGAAGATGGCAAACGAGCTAGGCGTCAGCGTCCGCTCGATCATCCGATGGCGCGCCGAGCTAGAGACGCAGCAGCTCGTGCGCCGAGCGGCCGACCAGGCCCGTGTGGGGCACTGGCGAGGCGGGAACAGGCCCGTCGTCTACGACATCAACATGCACGCCGGGCCGCAGACGATGACGCCGCTGCTCGTCGATGAGGAACTGCTCGGCTACGACTTCGAGGCGTTCCGAGCGGACCCTGTGCGCTCTCAGTGCCCCCGGAACAACGGCGGGCCGCACCGCTTCGACCCGTCCTCGGGATGGTGCCAGTGCGGCATCCGAGACGACACCTGACAGGGTTATCCACACCCCCTGTTAGCAGCGGTCGGGACCTGACACGGCACCTGACACTTGCTGGCAATCCATAGAACAGAACAAGAGAACTACTTACTAAGACTTTCAGAGACTTGCCACAGAGCTTGTGTCAGGTCCCGAGGTCGGAACGGATAAGACATGACGAACAGCATCGAGCGGTTCATGCAGGCCCGGCGTCGCCAGGCTGCTGCCGACGCAGAGCGCCGCGCAGCTCTCGTGGGCTACGCCATCACGAGTGCAACTACGAGCAGCGCGAGCGCTGCGGCCCCTCTGCGGCCTTCGGCCGGTCCCGGCATGGGTAGATGGCGCGTCGAGCTAGCGGGGTCGCTGACGGGCGGCTACGGCCCGGGATGGTTCACCTACAGCGGCACCCCCGACCTCGACGCACACGGCGCATGGTTCCCGACGTGGTCCGAAGCGCTGGCGTTTGCCGACGCGCAGGCGGTGTAAGGGCGCATGGACATCACGCCGCTTCCGGTCCTGATACTGCTTGCCGCTCTTGCATGGTCGGCACTCGCCGCCATCACCCTTCGCGACCTTCGCAAACGAAAGTGAGACACGACATGACCATCCCCCTCGAACACCGCGCCCGCCTGCACCTGACCGACAAGCTCGACGTGTACCTGCTCGTCGGGTCCGACACGATGAGCGGCGTTCAGGCTGCCGTGACGCTGACGCCCGCCGAGAGTGCCCTTCTAGGCCAAAGGCTCATCGACGCCGCCGACGAGGCCGTCCACGAGTCACGTCGCCGTCGGCGCGAGCCGGTCGCCGAGCGCCGTTGCTCATGCGACATCCCGCACGACCCCGCGCTGCCCTGCCGACCGGGCGCGTCCGTCGAGACGTGCCCCGACGTCGGCGAGCGGGGCGTCTACGGCCCATGCGTTCGGTCGTACCCTCACCCTCATCGCCATCACTGCGACCCCTTCGGACGTATCTGGTGACCAGCTCGACCGTCCTCGCTGCCATCGCCCGCGAGGCCGAGCTGCGCGCCGAGTTCAGCGACGTGAAGGCCGCGCTCTACTGGCAGGCTGCCGAGGCGTGCCGGGGCAAGCTGCTAGGCCCTCAGGGGCTCGCACGGGGCATGGACGCGATGGACCTCTGGGACCTGAACCGGCACACCGCCGAGCTGTACGCCTCGCACGAGCTGCGCGAGTGGTGGCGACGCCACCCCCGCCTCACCTTCCCCGAATATGAACGACAGATGATGGGTAACTGACATGAGCAAGTGGCACAAGGCGACGCGATTCTCGACCTACTCAAAGCGGTTCCGGCCGTCCATCGCCGCGACCCTGCCCGCCCCGTGCGTGAACCGATGCCGACACGGCGGCATCGTCCGGCCCGACCAGGCATGGGACGTCGGGCACATCGTGGCCCCCGAGAACGGCGGCACGAACGACCGCTCGAACTTCGGCCCGGCTCA